CGTGTATGTATTTGTGTACGTGTACGTGTGCCAAACTAATTGCTGAGAGAAGCTTAACTAGCAGTCTCTCCTGAGGGGGTCACCAAGTGGCAGAGCGTTCGTCTCCCTCGTCAAATAAATTTTGTTTTTCGTAGTTTTTCCCCTAGGTGGGGCACCCTAGAGAGGTAATTGTAGTTTATCAACCTCCTGTTGATAACTTGTTGAAATTGATACCCCCATCCTGTCTAGTTGAGGGAGTATTATTGATGCGTATTTGTTATACGTTTCCTCTCCATGCATAGCCAAATCTGTCAATCCGGATCCAACGGTTTCAATGAATTCAGGGCCTACCGAGCCTATTGGAAACACCATTTTACCATCATGCATCAATTTGTCATCCACCATGTATCCATTAGCCTTTCTCATCCACAACATGGATTTAAGAATCGAAGGAATTTCGAGAGCTCCGACAACCCAATGTCCATGATGAACAAATCGGCGTTTTAGAAACGTGAGGTCATCAATATGATCGTATGGTTTGATATCTCCAGTTTTGAGAGCATCCATAACATTGAATCCCAAAGTGGCTGCCTCCTGCATGAAAGTATTTCTATTGAACCACCACAATTCAGCTGCATCCACAGTACACACCAGGTCATCACCATAGACTGCAAGTGCAACTTTCTGTCTGAAGTCCGCATAAGAGTAACATGATTTGCTTGCCCGAAGTGCCAGTCTTCTCCAGATAATGAAACACAACGCCCAGTTGATGACTGAATTTTCCGGGGCTGTTCCTGGCTGACCTGATACCTGTCCTCCCGCCAATTCAATGATGTCGCTTTCTGCAATAACAACTGGTTTGTTTAGGGGCATGTGTAGGGAAGTCCGCGTAACATCATCTTGTTGTTTATGATTCTTGTCAAGTGCTCGAAAGATGGGGTTCCAGAAGTGCTCGGGCATCTCTTCTTGCCATATAGGATTAATGTTTGCATCCCAATCTTTGCAATCGGTATCAAATCCATAAACCCCTACCTTAGCAAGTGAATGATAGAGCCCGTCCCAATCCATTCCTCTTCCATTTATGCCAATTTTGATGGGAATTTGGTGAAAAAGCTGCTGCATTCTATTCACCGCTGTAAGAAAGTATCGGCGCCAAGCCAAGACATATGGGAATGGTGCGCTCATAAATACTCTGGTCTTAGCTGAATCTCCAACAATCTTCTTTCCCTTTACCAGTTCATCTTTTCCATAGCAGGTGAATACCACTCCTCTTGGATTTCCTTTTCCAGCATCACTCAATAGAGAATTAACTGAGTTAATAAGACTCTTACCCTTCGCATCTTGCTTAATCTGCCAAATTTGGGTAACAGGATTAAACTCAAGATAATCATGTTTAGTGGCAGCTTTATCAACTTGGGCATATGGGAACCCAACAGCCGAATCTCTATCAATTGAATTAGAACATGGAAATTCGACCTTGCTAGCTCCATTGACTGCTTGTGTTAAGGATAACACTCGAACATCCAAGTCCGCGCTTCTACAGCGTGAAATGATCTCGCCGGAAATCAACTGGTATGCTCGTCTAATTTCACTACGGTCCAAATCTCCATGTTTCACATTATATAATCGAAGGCCCTTTTCGAGGTAATTCATGTTTGGATTTCTCGGGTCACGGGTCGAGAGAATGGCCGGTTGCAAGTCGGGTTCTTCAGGAAACACCAATCCTGTTCTGTAAAGTCTTGTCTTCTGTGGGGGAAAGATACGATGCTTGCTAGCTCCAATTTTAACCAAACCTGATGAATGTATCGTTGGCTCAACTTCTTCCCATCCATCCAAATCTCTGATGACACGTTGAATTGGATTCTCCTGATGGCTCACCTCTGCCGCAATCAATTCGGCAATAGTCTCCTGGGTTACAACTGCACACAGTGCCTTGGATGGTGTTCCCGCATGGTGAATTCCATAAATCTTTCGTTGCGCTTCTCCTAGGTATCTGTAGTATGGCAAACCGCAATCTCCTTTCTGAGTGATATTATCACTACCTGCAGCTCCATTCGTAAATACGGAATGCTCTATATGTTGCCTGCTAGTGGGTTCTGTCATATCTCGGACTTTGAGGTCCATCCTCATGTTGATGTAAGATCTATAATGTTCAGGCGCATTGACTTCCGTACGAGTCAAACTAACCATTGTATTGACCCCAGATCGAACCTCTGTAAGCAAATCGGATTGTTTGAAAAACCTGTGCGTAATGTCCTCTTTATCATTGAATTTGGGGTCTGTGACTTTAAAAAGCGCTACGTCGACATAAGCTGATTGACTGACTCGAATGGCCTTTACCCATTTCCAGTTTCCATTCTTAAGTTGTCCCAAAATAATGTTCTTGTAGGGATTATGGGCAACAGTGATAAAATACTTGCCTTTAACTGCAACTGCCCAAGAATTTGCTCTCTGGTAATGTTGGGGCAAGACTCCTTCATCAGGCATAACGGCATAAATATGATCAGTATCAACCTTCTTGATTAGGCCCATGCATTCCTCGTCTTGACAATTCTGCGGTTCAGGCTCAAGATCCACAACTTTTCCAGGTTCCTGTTCTGATCTTACAAGATGGTCACAGATAACGAAAGGCCTCGCTGATGGTGCGAGAATGAGGAGATAACATCTGTTCTGCCTTATTGCCAAGTTGCCCAAATATGTGGATAGGACTTTAGATGGTCCTCTAAATTCGTGAAGTTTCACATGTTCGGTATCAGTGGCATAAGCAGAAAAAATCTGGAATCCCCGACTCTTGTGAATTTCACACAATTGAAGGGCCTTTGCAAACTCACGCGCATCCTCAAAGCTTAACATTGCATAGCAGGATCCATCTACGTTTGTGAACTGTTTGGTGATCTCAGAAAACCGTGTTGGCGATACCTGGGATGACTGCAATTGGTGTTCAGCTATATATTCTTCCGTGGCGGTCAAGTCCATCTCTGATAAAACAGCTTGAAATTGTGATTGCTCTTTCGGAATTACCTTTGAGATGAAATTCTGAGTTTGTCTCCATGCATTTGCGATGGTAAACTTTGTTTCTATTGGACGTGTGGTAGTATCTGATGTATCTCGTCCTCCCTGATGTTGAGGTGACGACCATGCCAAACTTGTTTCCGTAGGACGTGTAGTCGTGTCTGACGTCTCTCGCCTTCCCTGTTGTTGAGGTGTTGACCACGCCAAATTAGATTCTGTTGGGCGGGTTGTTGCATCCGATGTCTCTCTCTTGCCTTGAATCTGGGGAGTTGACATAATTGGCGAGGCTACTGAAGATACTGTCTGCGGCTGATGATCGCTAGGTATAATTTGAGAAACGTTAAGTGCGCATGGATGGACTTTAGGAGTTTCCTTTACGGGATTATATTTTTTGTGTGAAAGTTTAAAAT